CTGCGCGGCGCCCTTGCGCGTGCGGGTCGTTTCCAACTCGTCGAACTCGAACGCCAGACCCCCCAGCGTCGGGTCGGCCGCCAGCCGGTTGTGCGCCTCCACGAGCGCAGCGTCGGCATCCGCGAACCCGCCATCGGCCAGGATCGTCATCAGCACGTCGACGCGGCGCATCTTGTAGCCGATCAGCGCCCGCACCGGCTCCTGCTCGTCGCCGGTCTCGACCACAATCGCCGGCCACTGGTCGAACGCGAGCGCGTCCTTCAGGTCGCGGAAGACCCGAGCCGTCGGCACCGCCGTCATCGTCGGCGTGCCCAGCGCGGTCACCACGGCCTGCGTGATGCTCTCGGCCTTGCTGGTCATGCCGCCTCCAGCGTGGCCCGCACCAGCTCGCCGTCGTCGAGCTTCTCGACCAGGCGCACGGTGTAGCTCGAGGCCGAGATCGTCACGGTCGAGCCGCGCGCCAGCCCCGCGGATTCCTGCGCCACGATCGAGGGCGCATCCATGACCACCGCCCCGGCCAGCCCGATCGTCGACGGGTTGTCGAAGTAGACGTTCGCCGTCGAGGTCGAGGTGCCGGTGACGATCGTCGCCGATACGCTCAGATCACCGAAGAAGGCGTCGAGGTCTTCGGTCACGCCGCTTTCCTCTCGACGGCGAGCCACTCGAGGTAGTCGCCCACCACGGAATCGACCTGCTCGGGCCTGATCGACGCCTGGCAAGCGGCGGCGCGCGTGTCGCGGTCGATCGTGCAGGCGAACATCTGCGTGTGGATGCGGTGGCAGGGATAGCAGTCCAGCCCGTCGACCGCGATCGTCACCGTCTCGGTCCAGTCGCGCGTCAGGTTCTCCTGCGTCGAGTGCGACAGCAGCACGACCTTCAGCATCGACTCGAACGAGACCGCATTCACGATCGCCGACTCGGTGCCGACCACCACGTCGGCGAGCTGGGCGAAGGCGAACGCCTCGCGGATCGACCAGTTCCGGCCCACCACATGCACGCGCTCCGGGAAGGTCGCGCCAGGCTTGACCGGCGCATCCCCGAGAATCACCACATGCGCGCCGCGCGCGGCGATCAGCTCGGCAGCCTTCACCCAGTGCGGCCACCACTTGAACTGGCCGGAACCGGCTGGATTGAGCACCACGACCCGGCCCGCGAACTCTGCCCGCCGCAGCTCGGCCTGCTGCCGTTCCTCGACCGTCGGCCAGAACCGCACGCGCGGCGCCGCCTTCACCCCGCACCAGCGATGCACGGCCTCGAGGTAGTTCTCGTTCATCACCTCGCGACGGACCTCGTCTGACCAGTAGAATTCGAAGTCCTTCGGCGTCGGCAGCAACCGGGTTTCGACCGAGCCGACGAGATTCACGAACCGATCGTATTTCGCCTCCTCGTGCAGCCAGTACTGAACGAGGTTCAGGCCTTCGAACAAGTAGTCCGGCATCTTGATGATGCGGTCGACGTTCGGGTCGTGGCGCAGGACAATCTCGCCCTGGTCCTGCGTGTAAACCGTGATGTGGTAGCCCTGAGCTTTCAGGTGCGGCAACACTGAGGACAGCCACAGCGCATCCCCGAAAGCCCCCAGGCGCACCAGCGCGAGCGTCTTCGCCGGCTTCGGGTCTTTCCAGCGTTCGTGCCACAGGCCGTCGTCGCGCTTGCGGTAGACCTGCAGGAACGAATACTCGGCGTCCTCGGTGCGCGTCTCGTTGACGCACAGGTCCCAATGGCCGATCTCGCGCATCGCCTCGACGATGTCCTCGGGCGAGAAATCGTGCTTGTGGTCGTAATTCGCGCCAGGCTGGCCGATTCGCGGGTAGTGGTCGCGGTGCGGCAGGTACAGCACCAGGCAGCCGCCGACCTTGACCAGTCGCCACCATTCGGCGAGCGCCGCGTGATAGTCCTCGATGTGCTCGAGCGTATGGCTGGAAAACGCGCAGTCGAACGAGCCGTCGGCGAAGATCGCGAGGTTCGTCGCGTCTGCGCCGAGGTCCGGCCGGATCTTGGCGCCGAACAGGACGTTGTCCTTGCAGTTGTCGACGCCGAGGAACGAGTTGAACACCTTCGCCTCGCCGCAGCCGATGTCGATGCCACGGCCGCAGGCATACGGGACGACGTCCCAGCGGACTTTCGCCGCCTCGTTACCTTCCGGGTCCTCCGCTCGCCACACCATCAGTCGTTCCCCTTGACGACGCCCTGAGAAGGTCCCGGTGGCAAACGGCAGGGAGCACCGTCTTTCGGCCGATCGAGCCTAGCCACCGGAGAGCCACGCCGACCCGTCAGGCCGTGTAGTCTTTCGCCACCGCGAAGGACGCGGCGCGACGGATCGCGATGTCGACGTCCTGCAGCGCCACCACGCGCACCGTGCCGGTGTTGCTGGCGGTGTAGGGGTCCACGAGCAGATCGAGACCGCCCCACTGGCCGATCATCAGGTCCTGCCAGTTGCCGAAGATCGCCGCCGACTGGCCCGTGGTCGTGCCTTTGGTGAGGTTCGACGGCAGTTGGTTGGTGACGTAGGTCTGGTAGCCGTTCACCGTGTTGTCCGGCTCCCAGATGAACCCGGTGACCGCAGACGTCGACTTCGTGATCGTCTTGAGCTTGCCGCGCGTCTTGCTGTTGAAGAAGTACGCAGTACGGCCGCGGTCGGCGTTGCCGGCGGCGACAAGCGTCTCCAGCTCGACGATCGATGCCCACGTCGGCGCCCCGCCCTGCGCACCGATGGTCGACGTGCCGACCGACGTCGAAGCGAGGATGCCCGAAGGCTCGGAGCCGGTGCCGGCGCCGTTCAGCGAGGCGCGGTCGATCTCCAGACCGAGCGAGGCGTAGAGGTCGTTCCTGACCATCGACTCGACGCTGATCGAGGACTGCAGCATCAGCTTGCGGCTGAAGTCGACCCACGCGCCGACCGTTTTCGGCGACATGGTGACCTGGCCGAACACGATCGCGCCTTCCGTCGGCGCCGTGCCTTCCGCCACCCAGTACGAGGTCGCACCCGACGTCTTGCTGGGAATGGCGATCGCGCCGTTCAGGCCCGAGAGCACCGTCGCACCGGCAGCTACGACGTAGGTCGTGTTGCGCAGGACGTCGATGAACGACCCGCCCATCATGTCGGTGCCGACCGTGTAGCCGCCCATCGTCGAGGTGGCGACGATCAGGTCGCGCTGCGCGTGGTACAGGACGTCCAGCGGGATCGTCGCCTGCGCATTGCCACGCAGCCCGCGACCCTGCGCCTTGAGCGCGGCCTCGCTGGCCTCGAACTCGAAGGCCGCCGCGGCGCGCGCGGAGCGGTCCGACGGATTCGCCAGCGCGCGCACCAGGCGCACGACCGAGAAGCGGTTGCGCTCGGCGGCCGACATGCCCAGGTCGCCGGCCGTCTCGCTGCCCTTCGTGCCGATGCGCTCGAGCAGCATTGTCTGGAATTCGACCAGGTCCTTGCGGCCCGAGCGCAGGTACTCCTGCGCGACCTTGTCGCCGCCCAGCTGCGCGTACTTCTCGCCGAGCTTGATGATGTCGGCGACGTGATCGGCGGCCGGCGCTTGTTGCTCGTCCATTCGGATCTCTCCTTTCTGCTGATTGACTGCAGGCTCGGCCGCCCTGGCCTCCTGCTCGGGAACTTCGGGGTCGGGCATCTCGACGATCGAATCCACTGCGTCTTTCGCGTCGCGGCCGACACCGACCGTCGCATCGGCAGGCACGCCGACGATGGACGCCTCCATCGGGGTCCACTTGACGACCCGGTAGGTATCCGGCGTGCCATCCTTGCCAGCCTCGACGAGCTTCATGCGCTCGACCGAGTAGCCGACCGACATCTCGCGGTGGCCCTCGGTGACGATCGTTCGGACTTCCTGCGCCGACGACGTCGTGAAGAACCGCAGATCGCCGCGCAGGCGCTTGTCCTCGACGCGGATGTTCTCGACCCGCCCGATCACCGTGCCGCGCGTCTGACCGTCGTGCCCCCAGAGCAGCGGCAGGCCGTCGGCGGCGCGGGAGAGATCGATGGAACCCGGCGAGTGGTCCAGGATCTCGGTCCCGAACCACCGCCCGTAGGGTTCCTCGCTTGAAATCGACGCGCGAAAAACTTCCGCGTCACCCGAGCCGTCGCGCTCGATCGTGACCGAGCGCGATAGCTTGCCGACTTGCTTGCGCTTTTCCATGCATCGCATGGTGCGCAAGCGCAGCGGACATTTTTAGCCGGAACTTGTCACAGGCGCGGCCTGTGTCGCCGCGGCTTTGGCCGGCGTCAGATCCAACCCGAGCGCCTTTGCCGCGTCCTGCTCGGCCTGCAACTGCGTCCAGACCTCGTCGATGTCCCGGCCCTGCTCGGCAATGACCTCCCGGCGGCTTTTCAGCTTGGCGTTGATCGCCGCGATGTTCGCCTCGATGTCCTTCTGGGGATCGACCCACGCCCAGCGACGGCCCTGCCAGCGGTGCGAGAGGAACTTGTCCAGTTTGGTCGCCGGCAAAGCCCCTCCAAGCGGGTACGTCACCGCTTGCGCCAGCAGCGCGGAGCGCAGCCAGTTCTCGTACACCGGCCGCAGGAACGCCTCGATCAGCCAGTGCTGCTCGGCCATCCACATGTCACGCTCCTCCAACACCCCGGCGCGGATGGACGAATAGTTGACCCCTTCCAGATCGTTCGCCAGGCTGTTGTAGCTCACCCCGAGGCCGGCGGCGATCCCGCGCAGGCTCGCCTTGACGAACTCGCCGTACAACGCGTTCGGATACTGCGACTCGTAGGGTCGGAATTCGTACCCAGCCGGCAGGGTTTCGTAAGTCCCCGGAACACTTGTCGTGACCTGGTTCCCGTCCGCGGCCGTCGCGTCACCCGGAAGCACCTCGCCATTGGGTGACTGGAAGAATCCGAGCGTTTCGGCGCCCTTCCTCGCGGCGGCGGCCGCAGCCAGGTCGAACTTGCCGAGCATCTCGAGGCGCAGCATCGCCGTGTGCATGGCCGGAACCCCGCGCCGCTGCTCCGGCCGCATCGACCGGAACAGGTGCAGGATGTCGGTCGCCGGCACCCGCTCGATGTTCTGATACGCATAGGTATCCGGCACGGCACCAGGATGACTGCGGTGCAGGTGATAGGCGACCGGCCGACCGTAGCGGTTGATTTCGACCCCCATCACGATCCGGCTTCCGTTTCGCAAATCGACGTTGTAGCCGATCGGCAGCCGGTCAATGTCGACGAGCTGCAGCGCAAAACCCCACTTGTTGCCTGACTCCGGCCCGCGTACCAGGCGCACCAGCGCCTCGCCGTCGCGCGCCCGCGTCTCGGCAACGATCTGCTGCACCTCGACAAACGACAGTTGACCGGACACCTCGCAGATGCCACGCCGACCCCAGTCTGAGAACGATCCTTCGATGATCGTATTGGCGAGTGCATCCAGCTTCGGCCCGTCGCTCGCAGCGACCTGCAGCGAGAACCCGGACGGCCCGACCACGTTGGTAGACACTTGCGACAGGAATTTCCGCGCGTAGTCGTTGTTCTGCGCGAGGTTCCGGGAACGGCCGCGAAGCTTCTCGAGCGCGCCGGCAATCTCGACGTCGATCGAATTGTTCGTGCTCGCAAACCCGAACGTCAGTTCGTCGGTGCGCGCGCCGTCGAATCCGCGAATGTAGAGCGGCCGTCCCTGTTTGGTTTGGCGGCCGAACAGCTTGCGAATGCTCTCTCGGATGTTCATGTCGAGAACCTCGTGTAAATCTTGCGCCCAGAGGACAGGCCGGCGGCGAGCCGCTCGGCCACGGTTTCGTCGGCGACCACGCGCTCCCAATAGCGGATCTGCTCGATGATCTCGGCCGAGCTGCGGAACTTCATCCGCCTGCCGGCGATTTCGTACTCGGCGACGTGGCCCTGGCTGTTCGTCGCGTAGGTCTGCAGCGCGGACTTGAGCGCGTCGAGCGTTTTCTTGGCGTCCGATCGCACGTCATAAGCGGTCGCAGTCCCAGGATCGGCGAGGATCTCCAGCTCGCCGATATGGACCGTCTTGCGCTCACCCGAGAGCGTGACGAGCGCGAACGCCGAATAGTCCCCGGCAGCCCATGTCGCGGTTGTCGACGAGGCAACCGCTACGTTGAATTCCAGGTTGTCCGACGTCGCGGATGCGCTGATGCTGATGGACGTTCCCGACGTTCGCGGAACGAGTCGCAGCGTCATCGACCACCCGTCGGCCGGCGTGTAGGTGTTTCCTTCGTTGTCGGCGACGGCGATGTCGAAATCGAGCGCGTCCCCGGCGATGAGTTTGTCGACCAGTGCCATATCAGTCCCCTTGAATTCGGCGCGGCCCGATCCGGCGCACACCAAACTGAGTGCGCCGCGCACCGACCCTACCCTGCGCAAATTGCGCCAGTGTCGGACCGATCCGCCGCGAGTGCGGCAAGTCGATCGACGGCGCCGATTGCAGGTAGGCCTGCAAGCCGAGCACAGCAGCCGCGCCAATCCCGGCGTCGATCGTTACTGCGTTCATCAGCGTTGCCGGCAAGCCGGAAGCCGCCGCCGCACCGACCTGCGCCTCGATCTGATTGCCGACGACCACCGTGGCGGACAGTCCCGCCGCACCCGCCGCACCGATCCCGGCGACGATGAGCGTCGTCCCGGTCACCGCCGCAGTCAGGCCGAGCGCGGTCGCCGCCCCGATGCCGACCGGGATCGTCGACCCCAGGCTCACCGAAGCCGCGAGACCCGCCGCGCCGGCCGCGCCCGAGCTCGCCGCGAGCGTGATCGGCGAGGACACCCCCGCCTGCAGGCCCGCTGCGACAGCGGCGCCGACCCCGGCCGACACGTCCGAGCCACTCGAGATCGACGCGGCGAGACCCGCGGCCCCTGCGCCGCCAGTGGCCGCGCTGATCGCGATCGGACTGGCGACGCTCGCGGACAGGCCCGCCGCCCCCGCGGCACCCACGCCCGCCGAGATGGTCGAACCAGTCGAGAGGCTGGCCTGCAGTCCGGTTGCTGCGGCTGCGCCGACCGCTGCCGAGACGGCGATCGGACTCGATATTCCGGCGGACAGGCCTGCGGCCACTGCTGCGCCGGTCGCGGCAGCGATCGTGATGCCGGTCGAGACACTGGCCTGCAAGCCGGCCGCGCCGGCCGCGCCGACGCCGGCTGCGATCGCGGTCGCTGCGGTGACGGTCGCGGCAAGCCCAGATGCGCCAGCTGCGCCGACCGCTGCGCTGATCGTGATCGACGAGGCGACCGTCGCCGCCTGGCCGGCGGCCCCGGCTCGGCCGTAATCCGTGGCGATGGCGAACGTCCCGCCGCCGCCGACCGTGCCTGACGCAACGATGCCAGCAGTCAGCGCCGCGGCACCCGCCGCTCCGACACCGGCGGCGATCGTGCTCCCGGTGCTGATGCTGGCCGATAGACCTGCGGCGCCGGCGGTGCCCGTGCCGCAGTTGATGGTCGTCCCAGTGGCCGCTGCGTTGAGCGGAATGACAAATGCCGCCCATCCGTTGACCGCGCCAGAAAGTGTCCATTGCGGCGCCGTGCTCGATCCGCTTGCGGTCAGATCCTGCGCGGCGACGTTGTCGTAATCGCTGGGCGACGTGGCCGCGTCGAACCGCTCAGTACCCGTCGGGCTGTTGAACGTCCGCGCGGCGGTGTTGTCCTTCGACGCCATCGCCAGCATGAGGACCAGCTGGCCCGCCGTCGTCGTCGCAGTGGCCTTCGGCGTCGTGTTCGTCCCGGTCGCGGTCGCTACCGTACCGTTCGGCGTCGTCGTGTCGATCCCCGAGCCGATCCAGACACCGACGATCCGCTCGTCCTGATTCTGCGGCCACGCCGCGCGAAATACGCCGGTTTTCGCAGTCAGCCCGACGCCGCGAAAGAGCGTCGCCCGCGCAAACGACCAGTGCGTGAGCGTCGAGCCGACCTGAGTCAGCGATTCATTGACGCCTGTTGGGTCCCAGACGCACGACGACGGATTCGATGGCGAGCCAGCCGACGCTCCGACCAGCACATACACCACGTCGCCGGCAGACAGCGTGACGCTCGGGCTGTCGTAGGTCGTGGCGGCCGGCGTGGAGACGCCCGACGCAGCCGAGGTACTGTATGCAGCCGCCATGTCACGTCAACACTCGCGTGGCCTTGTGCGAGTCGAACCAGACGAACGAGCGCCCGGTCGCGTAATCGCACGTCAGGTCGTCAGCGCTGCTGTAGTTCTTCTTCCCGTACCAGATGGACGACGACCCAGCCGACGTCTTGAGCGCGCTCATGTCGCCCGCCTCGGTCAGCATGTCCGACTCGGAGAGCAGGCTGTTGAAGAATTTCAGCCGCCGCGTGGTTCCCGACGCGCACTCTTTCGACCTCGCCCACGGCGCGTCGCCCATCATGATTGCCGGCGGCGCAAAGGTCGCATCCGGCAGCGTCTCTCCATACGACGCGACCGCTGTGAACTGAATGATCTTTCCATCGACCAGGCTCGGCAGGTCGATGTAGTAGCGCATCACCTTCTTCCCATCGGCCGCCTTCCAGCAGCGGAACCCCTGCGTGTACCAGACGTCCTTGACCACATCGACCGAGGCGCCGACGCCCTCGGGCAGCGTGTTGATGATGTCGCTCGCGTAGACCGCGATCTCCCACTTGTGGTTGACCTGGTCGTGGCCGCTCGGATACGGATACGGATGCGCACCCCAATAGCACTGTGCGACGTAGTTGCTGAAGTAGTTCGTGTCGTTCGCCTGCGCGAGGCCCGCCCACCACAGCACCGCGTAGTACCCGGCCTGCTGGACCGGCTTGTACTCCCAGATGTATGTCGCGCCGTTGCCGCTCGGTCCCCAGATTGGCATCCCGTCGTTTTGCGGGTTCAGGATGTACGCGAGCGTGAGCGCGTTCGTCTCGTAGTTGTTGCTCGGCCACTGCAGTCCGTAAAGGTCGACTGACGGATGAATTGAGGCGACGGAGAAGTTCAGATACACGCCCTGCCCGGCAGCCAGCGTCCCGGTGTCCCAGGTGAACTGACCGCCCGGCCCGAAACTCCCCTCGATCCACCGCGTGCCGCTGGCATTCTGAATCGTGAGCGTCCACGTCGACGCGCTCGGCGTGCCGCCGCTCGATGCCGACCCGGTGCAGGCGGCCGACGCACTCAGAGCACCATTGACGTCAGCCGTCAAAGGCCCGGCGAACGTCCCGCTGTACCGCGTCGCCCCGCCTTCCTTGATGAGACAGGTCAGCGTGCCAGCGCCGAGCGAATCCCGAACGGCCTCGGCCGCGGCCTGTGCGGTCGCGGCGGTTCGGAAAGCCTCATGCGTGGTCGGGTCGTAGCGCATTCACTGAATCCGCTTGCTGACCTCGGTCGCCCGCGCGCTCTCGTTGCCTGCCGCGTCGTAGGCCGTGACCGTGAAGTAGTGCGTGCCGGCTGGCAGGTCGCTGATCGTGTAGGTCGTCGCAAGCCCCACGTTCACCGCCGGACCGTACGATCCCGGCGCGGTGCCGTGATAGACCCGGTAGCCCGCAAGGTCCGGCTCGGTGTTCGGCGCCCAATCGAGCGTCGCACTGCCGGTGACAGGTGGCTGCGTGCTCCCCTCGAGCGCCGATACTCGCGCCTCCAGTGCGCCGACCCGATCTCGCAGCGCCTTGATCTCGCCGACCACGGTCGGCTGCGCGAGCGCGGGTGCGGCGGCCAGCGCGAGCGCGAGAACTGCTGCGCGCATCACGCACCCAGCTGCGACGTGTCGCCGATCACCGCGCGCATGGCGTCGTCTGCCGCGCTGTTCGCGGCCAACTGCTGCGCAAGGCCGCTCAACTGCTCCGTGTGCGTGGCGAGCGAGCCGATCACCGTCTGCTGCGACGACTTGAGCGCCGCAACGTCGGCCGACACCTGCTGTAGCAGCGCCGCCTGCTCCGCCGTCATCCCGGTCGCCTGCTGCTGCTGAGCCTGCGCCATCTGGGTGACCAGCGCGGTGAGGTTCGTGATCGCTTCGACGAGGGTCATGCTCCACCTCCTAATTGCCGGCGCACCGCTGACCAGTGCCGGCGCGAAATCGGAACCGGGTCGGCAACCCCTGCCACGCGCGCGGCGTGCGTGCGATAGCCACCCGGCGAAAATCGGTGCTCCACGCGCAAGATGGCAGACCGCTTCACCGCGACGGCGCGCGACAGCAGTACCCAGTCACACTGCGGGTACTGCTTGACCCACCCGACCACCGTCGCGCCGGCCCGCGCGCCGCGATAGCCGTCGTGCGTGTAAACCTCGACCACCTTGTCGCGCGCGTGCAGCATCGTGATCTGGTCAGGATGCACGACCTCGAACCAGTCCCGCCGATACAGCAAGATCGGCCGCTCGAGGTCGATCGGCGCGTCGGCGAGGCGCATCAGCCGTGCGAGATCGTGCCGCTCGTCAGCGTCACCGTCTGGCCGGACGAGATCGTCACCGAATCGAGGTTGATGTTTGCGCCGGACGTCCCGACCGTCAGGCCGCTGATGACAACCGTCGCGTTGCTGTCCTTGATCCGCGCCTCGGCCGCCGTCCCGCCGGCCGTCGCCGTGCCGACCACCGCAGGCGAAAAGTCGAACGTCAGGACGCCACTGGCGGCCGTCCCGCTCGGGTCGGCCAGGGTGATGACGCACAGCACGCTCGCCATGCTCGCGGTGCCGATCTCGATCGTCCCGGCCGCCGCTCCAGCGTCGATCGCGGTGATGACATCGGTCATCCGCGTCGTCTTGAGCGTGGTGTTGTAGGTGACTGCCATGCTGTCGCTCCCAGGAGGCTATGCACACGATTCCATGCAAAGCCTGCCGAAAACGACCGGACATTTTCAGGGGGAAGATGTCCCGCGCACCCCGACGATTCGCCGAATCTGCCGCTCCGACAGCCCGTACCTGGCTCCGAGCGCCGCGGCATTCTGGCCCGTCCACAGCGCCCGGATCTCTCGCGCGCGCCGGTCGATGTCTCGCCTGGACCCCACCTTCGGCACATACACCTGCACCTCCTCGCCGCCGAACTGCAGCCGCGCCGAGGTCGTGAGCGCCGCGACCAGTACGTCGACATGCACTGACGTCGCCAACGCCGGATGCCGCATCGCCACTTCGGCCAGGCTCCGAATGAACGCTTCGCTCATCTCGATCCTCCTTCGAGTCATGCTTTCCGCACGTCCGCAAGGCACGGGTCGGTCGTATGGATTGCAATCACGTTGATCCCGGCCGGCAGCACCTCGTAGCCCCAACCCTGCAGCATCTCGATCAGCCGGCCGGAATCCACCTTGATGTGCTCGATCAACATGACCGGCTGCCGGTCGCGGATCACCCGCTCACCCCCGGCAAGTACGTCGAACTCCATCCCCTCGACGTCCACCTTGAGCAGGTCCAGCCGCTCGAGGCCCAGCCCGTCCAGCCGCACCAGGCGCACCGTCTGCGTCCGGTCATAGCTCACGACCTGGCCGATGTCCTCGGTTTGCTCCCTCTGGCGCAACTCGAGCGACCCGAACGACGCCGGCCGCGTCACGTCCAGCACCGGGATCTGCAGCGTCCCATCCTCCGCGCCGACCGCCGCATGGATCGCCTGCGCGTTCAGGCAGTTGTTCAGCGCCACGTTCCCGGCCAGCGCGTAGTACACCCGCTCCTGCGGCTCGAAGGCCAGCACCGTCCCCCAGCCCCAGCAGGCCGTCGCCATGCTCACCGTCACCGTGCCGATGTTCGCGCCGCAGTCGACCGCCACCACGCCCTCGCCGTGATGCTTGCGGCGCAACCGCAGCAGCTGTCCGAGCAGCTCGGTCTCCTCCGGCTCGCACCAGCTCGAGGTCATCAGCTGCCAGCCGACCCCGTAGCCGGTGTTCTCTCCGGTCAACCGGAAGTCGTTGCGGTTCACGATCATGGAGCCGTGGCCGGTCGCCAGCAGCATCCACGGAGCGGGTCGTCGCGTAATCATGGGTTCGCTCAATGTCGGCGCCGACGCGCAGCGAGCGCGGCAGCCAGTGGGTTAATGCGCGCAGGCACGACCGGCGGCGCCTGTACTTCCTGTGGCTCAGGCTCGGCAGGTATCGCCTTCACCCGATGGATCTGCAACATGTGCGCGCCGGCCGCCGCCAGCGCCTCAGCGTCGAGATAGTGGTTGTTCGGGTCGTGCCGCTTCCAGATCCGCTTGCCGCTCGGCAGCGTGATCCGCGACTCCGACACAATCTGCCGGCAATAGTCGTCGGACGTGTCCTCCGGCAAATGCCAGGCGCCGGGTTCTCCAACCGGCCACTCGATCCGGCCGTGTACCCACGCCTTGAAGTAGCCCGCGTCGACGTGCCACAGCGTCAACCCACCGGGAACCTTCCGGCCGCCATAGGTCAGATCGATCTTCGCCGGACGAATCGGCGCGGCCAGAACGTCGTGTCCTTTCGTCGCCCGCACCCGCGGCTCGCGGCGCGCGAACTGGTACACCATGTCGGCGCGAAAGCCTGAGTCGACGCAGCCCAGCCGGATCGGATGCCCGCCGACCCCGTCCTCGAGCAACTCGTGCAGCCGCAGCCAGACCTCCTGTTGGTCCGTCTCCCCGAACAGTTCGCCGTATCCAACAAGCCACGAAGTCATCGATCGGCCGAACGCACGTACCACCCACACCAGGCGATTCGTCTGCACGTCCACCCCGGCCACCAATGCGATAGCGCCGGCCGGCACTTCCCCCGAGGCATAGCCCGTCCGCAGCTTCGCCACCGCCTCCCACTTCGGCGCCTCGCCGCGCTCGACCCAAGTCTCGCCGAGCGACGTGTTCACCCAAGTCCGCAACATCTCAGGATTCGACTTCGCCTCGGTGAAGGCACGCGCCATCGCGCCGAACGACACCCACGGCGAATACAGCTCGGACAGGTGAAACCCCGCCACCCCGTTGAACTCGGTCGACGCCTCCCACCGACCCGACTCGAGCATCCGCAGCTTGTCGGTGTCCTCGATCACCGCGCCGCAGTGCGGACAGACGTAATGCGCTTCCTCCGGCCGGCCTTCCGGCCAGCGCACATGCTGCCAACGCAACCGATCCTCCGTCCCGCAATGGGGACACGGCACCAGGAAGTACCGCTGATCGCTCGCCAGAAACGCCGCCTCGATCCGCGACGCATCCTTCACCGTCGGCGTCGACCCCATCAGCAATTTTCGATTCCAGAACGTCGTCGACCGCTTCCTCGCAAGGCTGATCGGATCGCCCTCCGTCCCGGCCGACGGCGGATACCGATCGACCTCGTCGCACAGCACCACCCGGATCGGCCGGGAAGCCAGACCCGCCGGACTGTTCGCCCCGGCGATCGTCACATGGCCGCCCGGAAACTGCTTGTGCAACAGCGTGTTCCCGCTGTCCCGCGAGCGCGCGTCCTTGATCTTCCCCCTCAGTGCCGGCGTGTCCCGCACCATCGGCGCCAACCGATCCTTCGACCAGGCTTCCGCCATCTCGAGCGTCGGCTGGATCAGCAGAATCGGCGCCGGATCACGATCCACGTGAAACCCGACAATGTTCCCGAGAATCTCCGTCCACCCGACCTGCGCGGACTTCATCACTACGATCTCTCGCACCGTCGGATCATTGACCGCATCCATGATCCCGCGCTGGTACGGCGCACGATCAGTCCGCCACCGACCCGGCTCGGCGGCGCTTTCGGGGCTCAGCCGCCGAAACTCGTCGGCCCATTGGCTGACTGTCAGCCTCGGCGGCGGCCTTAGCACCGTCTTGCATTCCCGCTCGACGCGATCGAGTACGCTCAGGCAGTCCATCTCCGCTCAACTCCTCCAGCGCCTCCAACACCTCGGCCTCGATCACCCGCGCCGCTTCCTCGTCACCCGCCGCCGCTCTCGCCCGCGGCCCCACCTTGCTCGGCAACGACAGCAACCGCGCACGCACCGCACCCAACATCCGCGACCAAGACTCGATCACGTGCTCGGCCAGCACCATCTCACCCCGAAGTTCCCGCGCCTCGAGCTCGGTCTTGTCCGCCTGCGCCTTCGTCAGCCGCGCGCGCTCGGTTTCGTAGTCGTAGACCTGTCCCGAATCGGTCACCCCGGCTTCGCGCATCCACCTCCGTCGCAACCACCTCCCAAACTGCTCGCAGTGATACCCATTGCCCAGCCACGGCGGCGGGTCAGGCTCGCTGTGCAAGCGCAACATGTGCCGCGCCGACAAGCCCACAATTGCCGCCGCATCCTCTCTAGTGATCGTTCGGACGGACATAGTGTTGTGTTGGCGCTACAACGCTAGCGGGAGTCATTGCACCCGCTGTGGATAACGCTGGGAAGAACCTATCTTCATAGAAGATGCGTCCTCTTCGCGCCCTTACGCAGGTTTATCTTCGCAGGCACAGGCCGCAGATTCGACAGCGCCCAACACGCGCGCAACTCCTCGATGTTGGCAACGTCGAACATCGACTTCGGGATGATGTGGTCTATGTGAATCCGGCCTTTTCCGAGATCCTCCATGCTGTAGCCGCGCGGCATCATGCGCTTCAAGTGCTCGGCTAGTTCCTCGCGCGTATACCCGACCAGAGCCTCCCATCGTCGGCCGTCCTTCCCCACTCGAAGTGCCTTCTTCACCGAGGTACGCATACGCTGGTGAATTACAAATGCTGGGTCGTTCTTCATCTTCCATCGGTATCGCTCGGCGGGCGACATACCGATGGTCGGCGATTGCATTCGCTTCTTGGCTCGGAGCAATCGCCTCATGTGTTTCGCACGCAATCGCGTTTCCACGTCTAAGCGCTTCTCGTCATCGGTTGTGCTGCGTGGTATGGCGCCAGACTCGACGCGCTTCATGCGTTGTCGCTCGTTTTTCTTCTTCTTGTTGCTCTCCTTGTCCGCCTGCTTCTTGTTGCTCTCCTTGCGCTTTTCAGGATTTCGTTCTGCCCAAGCTGCGCTGTATTTGCGATGTAACTCCCTGCGCCTTTCGTCGGCACGTTCGCATTCTTTGCAATCTGCGTGGTAATACGGCGTACGCTCTCCATCCGACTTCACATACCATTGCTTGACCCAGAAGCTTCGTTTTTCCAGTTCTCGCAGGCACGTCCTGCAGATCTTCGCTTCGCTCATCGCCGGACCAACCTCTGGATCTCGTGCGCCATGCGCTTCGGGAAGATCGTGGCGACGGCGCGCTTCAGGTTCGCCACGCCGATGTCGGAGAACATGGCCTGTGGCACGTCGATCGCCTGCAGCGACTCGATCGGCAGCCGCTCTTTCCCGACGCGACGGAACACGGTGCGGCCCTGGTTGCCGATGAATGCACCCTTGACCAGCTTCCAGCCGCCCGCCTTGCGGATCTTCACGTAGACGCCGGTCTTCCCCTCCTTGACCCGGCGTCGGTGCGTGGCGATCGTGACGCGGCGTTCCGCGAACCGAATGAGGTTGGCCGATCGCTTGCCGGGACTGGACAGCGTCACCTCGAGCACGCCGGACCTGGCCGACGCTCGCCGGATCTTGATGCGGCCGCGCACGTAGGCAGCCTGCAGGTTGAGGTCGCGCGTGATGTCGCGCGTCGCGGCGGTCTTGGCCATCTCGGCGGTACGGTTCAGCGCCGACGCGATCGCCTGCTCGCGCATGCCGCGCTCCAGCTTGCGCAGGTGGCCGCGCACGGCGTTCAGGTCAGCCTTCACGGACATGCGGATCATGTCCGCACCTCCAGCAAAGCGAGCGCAGCTTCCGGCGATTCGACGATAGCCACCATTCCCCCGCGCCATGCGGCGTGCCAGTCCACCTGTTCCTGCGTCAAGCGGCGTTTGCTCGGCGGCTTCTTCCCGTCCTTGACTTCAAAGAGGATCGTCATGCCACGCCAGCCCACGAGCAGATCGGGACAGCCGTCTCCGACAGTTGCGAGGGAATGGACCGTCGCGCCGCACGAACGCAATGCGGACACGACGGCCTCGTGATTCGCGTCCACCTTCGCCGCTCGCCTCACTTCGCCCACCCCGCGCCGCCGCAGCGGTTTCGCCACACCACCGACGCCGCTCGAGGCCCGATATCTCGCACCGGCTCGGACGGGTGCAGGCAGCAGAGGACGGGACCGAGCTGCTTGGCGTGGC